CTAACTAAATATAAAAATCAAAATGTAGTAGCTCATTACTGCAAAGATAGTGAAGGAAATTATGTCAGATAATGTTAAGTTTATTAGCGAAATAGAAAGATTATTAAAACAAAAGCAAGATGACTATGGAGAATTTGACCATACCTCTTATGTTATGTCAGGAATTTTAGAAAAATATTTATCAGTTTATAATAATGTTGAGGTCAAAGTACCTTTAAAATTGTTTGGTTTATTTATGATTTTTTTAAAATGTTGGAGAGTTATGCAATCAGATAATTATAAAAAAGATAGCTTTGATGACATAAATGGCTACGCAGAATTATTAAGGAGGTTAGTAATAAATGAACAAGAAAAGAGGTAAAAGACCGATGACTCCTAAAATGCTCAGACTATTGCAATATCTTAAAAATTATAGTACAAAACATGGATATATGCCAACATTTTTAGAAATGGCTAATGAAATGGGTTACAAGAGTAAAAATTCAATCAGTTCGCTAATTGAAAAGCTAGAACAGAGAAACGAAATTAAAAGAGAATACTCAGGTTATAGCAGAAATATAGTTTTAAATGGTTAAAGTTTTAAAAAGATCAAGTTTAGAATTAGCAGTTGATTTTGAAGAAATTTTTGATGGTGCTAGTGTTGAAGAAGCTACACAAAAAGCACATAGTCAGAAAATGCCTAGTGAGTTTGCAAAAGCAAATATCACCGATAACAAACTTATTAGTGCAAATATAAAACTTATTGGTGAGGAGAATGATGAGCTTAAGAAATAGCAATACTAGATTGTACAATAAGCTAGAAAAAGCACATAGAGAAGTTTATGCTGCTAAAGATAAGGGAAGGCAATGTGTACGAACTCTAAAAGCATTCAAAGAATACAACCAAGTATTCAGAAGAATAGTTGAATTAGAGAATAAAGATGCTAGATTTTTATATACTTAATTAAGTATATATAAAAAGTTGCATAAAAACTTAAGGGATTCTATACTCTAAATTAAAGGAAGGAACACAATGAAACTATCACATAAAGCTAAGAAAAACTTTGAAGAAGATAATGAGTTTTATATTAAGTTAGGTAAAAGATTAAGACAAGCAAGAAGAACTAAGGTTAATGAGTTTACTGGTAAAGAAACTATTGTTCCATTAACTAAAGTTGCTAAAGCATTAAAAAATACATATCAACAAATAGGCAAGTATGAAAAAGGTGAAAACAGAATACCTTTAGTAAATCTAGTTAAGATAAGTAAATTTTTAAAAAAACCACTAAGTTATTTTTTAGATGACTATGAAGAACTAGATGTAGTTGCAGAACAATTTAATATAGCTTACGAAAAAGAAAGAGATAATTTTTACAAAGAACATCAAAAAACATTAGGTACTGAGTAATGTTTGTACCTGTTCAAGAAAAGCTAGATAAATTAGTTGCACTTACCCCTGATGACCAAGAAAAGTTAAGTCATTATAAAAGTATAGTTCCAGCTATGATTGCTAATTGTCATAAGGCTCATCAATCAATACCAGGTTGGGAGTCTTGTAAGCCAGAGATAGAAGCCTTTAAATGGTTTGATGGTATCAATATTCCTGTTCATGGTTACATAGATTTAAAAGGGGATAAGGTTATTATTGAAGATAAATGCAAAATGCCAAGAAGGGGTATTGTCAAGAAAGATGGCACTAGGTCTTGGTTTCCAGGTAAATTACCTGATAAACCTTCACCCTATAATTTATTACAAGTAGATTTTTATTGGTCGGTATTTGAAGTTCCAGTTTATCTTTGTTATGTAAATGAAAAAGAATTTAGAGTTTATCATGCAGATAATTGTGATGAACTTAAACCTGAGAATATTAAGAAAAGAATACCTAGAATAATACAAAGAGCTAAAGTAAGACAGAACTTAATGAAGATCAGTAATGATCCAAATATTCTTAAAGATTACATCCAACCAGACTTTACACACATGTTTTGGAATAGTGATGCTAACGAAGATTATTTAAATAATGCTAAGAAATTTTGGGGATATTAAAAAATACCTAAAAAGTCCATAAGCAAATAATTGTCGCACCTAAACTGAACCACCCTAAAACCTCAATCGTCTATTCTTCAATAAAAGTTTTTTTTTGTAAAAAATTGAAAAACTCAATTTGATATAATGTCTTTATAAAAAATATAAGGAGGAAAAATGACTTATGAATGGAAACACCCTAGCTACTATAAAGAGTTAGCTAAGTTGCGGAAAGAGTCAGAACAAGAAGAACAAACTAATAAAGATGGAAAGGAGGATAAAGATGAAAGAGAGTAATCATTTAGAGGATTTGATTAAAGACAATTGGGAGTCTATTAAAGATTGTAGAAATCCAATGGATCAAGTTATGCTTTCAGTTGATATGGTTTATCAAAACGAAATTAAAAATTGTAAACCTAATGAGAAAGTAGAAATTAAAATAAAACAAGAAAATGGAAACATTGTCATTCATGGCAAATGCGTTCCTAAATAATAAGTATAAAGGCAGTCTGAAATATGGCTGCCTTACCAATCAAAATTAGTTTTAGGTTTAGCATCATCTTCTTTCATACATTTATAGTGTGCTTTACCTTTAGGATAAAAGGCTACAAAACTTTCTTGGTTCGTCATCTCTTGACGACAATACTTACACTTTCCTATATCAATGATTATTACTTTAGGTTTGATCCAAGCCTTATGTTTTGGCATAATTAGGTTTCTTACCTTTTCTGGATCTTCTCTCTGCTGTTTTCTTTCTTGAAACTGCTGCTCTCCTTTGACTTGCAGTCATGGATCTAGCTTTAGATGACTTAACACACTTAGGATAGTTCTTTCTTTTCTCACCCTTTGATCTTCCACATGGCGGAAAACCACCACCTCTTTTGGGATTAGCAATGTCCACCCATTTCTCTGATGTCCATTTTCTTAAACTCATTTCTTTTTCTTTTTCTTCTTAGGTTTTATTCTACCTGAACATACACCACTAGCATACATATTAGCATAAGCCGAAGGATATACTTTAAACTTTCTTTTAGCTGCTCTCTTACCTTTTGCACAAAGTTTAGCCATGTCTTTTTTGTACTGAGAACTTAGCAGTTCTAACAGCTCCTTTATGTGGTTTGTAAGTACCTTTCATTAGTTTATATCCTTTACCAGATTTCATCCAATGAAAGCCTTTTGGTGGTTTAATTGATTTCATCATACTTTTTTCTTTTTCTTCTTTTTAAGTTTAGCAAAATCAGCACCAGTTATTCTATCAAATGGTGCAGCCATTCTAGCTATCTTCATTTGTTTTTTACTATACTTTTTGTTTTTACCTTTAGGCATAATTTTTTAACCCTCCAACATTCCCAACTGACAAGCAGTTACTCCTAATTATTAATACTTTTTCTTTTTGCTTTTCTTTTTACTTTTTTTCTTTTTATCTTTTTTCTTCTTCATATACATAGTTATCTCCTGTTGTTACCATTTTTTGCAAGACCAATATCTAGCAGAAAATACATCTTTAGCACTAGCACATTTGTGTCTAGCTCTGAAACTCTTTCGTCTAGCAGGGTTAGACTTTTTAATAGTCATGTTTGCATCCCCATATCTAATTATCTTTTCTTTGCCACCTTTACAAGCCTTGACTACAAACTTTTTGCCACCCTGAACTTGTCGTTTAGGTCTGTTGCATTTCATTTTAGACTTGTTTATTGCCATGTCTTATAGCCTTCTTTATCCTTAGTAAGAGCTTGACCTCTAGAATTTGGCGACCAAGACACATGAATCCATCCACTATTAATATCTGAATCGTCATAATACTCTAAGATGATTTGGTCAAAAGGTAAGTTCTCAATGATATGTTTAAATACTTTTTTATTATCTACACCAGGTATTTCAAAGTCTGCTGCTGCACATTCATTAGCACAATGTTGTGAGGTAGATTTTGATCCTAAAATTTCGCACAATTCAGGTGATCTAAAACCAGAGGTAATCTTAATTGGGAGCTGAAAATCCTCTCTGATGGGTTGTAAGATAGTCTGGCAAAGTTGTCTTAGGTTCTCTATTTGCTCTGCATTAGGTTCATTATCTATATTGTTTTTAAGAGCTGTTTGAGATTGTGTCATCTCTTTTAAGCTAAAGTTTTCAGTTAATTTCATCTTCATTTACTCCGTTAAAATATTTATATTCATATTTGACTGCTCTGCAATCATGTTTTTTTCTCATAGACTTTTGTTTATCTTTAAATTCTATAGCTTTTTTCTCAGACTCAAAGATAACATTAGTAAACATACTATAGATATTATTATCATTTTTCCAAATAACACACCACATTAAGTTTGCGTCTGTTCTCTACAAGAAAAAACAATGTATGCTCTATATTCATCAATAAATTCTTTACTAAAGTTTTCCATTAGTTCAGATGAATAACTATAACCATATCTAGCACATTCATGGTAGCTTTTAAATGTGTAATATTCTGGTTCAAAAGGTTTACAAGAATTACCAGAAACATTACTACATAACAACATAACTAAAACAAATTTCATTATGGATGTTCCAACATCATCTTATTTGTTTCTTTTAAATCCTTAATAGTTTTGTTAGCATCCTCTAAATCTTTAGATAGATGTTCAAGTTTTTGTAAGCACCTTTTGTTAGCACTATCTTTGGACTTGGAAGAATCTTGAAGCTCTGCGACCTCTTGCTTTAATATTCTAACCTGTTCCTTATATTCGTTTATTATTTCTAAACTGTCTGACATTATTTCTTTTTAAATGTAGAAACACCTTTAATACCTAGAACTGTAGAATAACCTCCTACAATTAATCCCTGCAACCAAAGGGGAAAATTATTTATTTGCTCAAAAAAAGTATCTAGCTTTGCAATAATCTGTTCATCTTCTGAAAAGACTCCCCATCCTGCGATCAACAGGGGGATTGAGATTAAAATCAAAACGAATTCATCTTTTAAATCATTTTTCTGAGCAGAAATTTGTTGTTGTTTCCATTCAATTTCTCCAGAAGCCATCTTCTCTGCATGACGCATTTCTGCAACTGATTGTAATTCTTTTACTTTTCTTCTATTGGATGCAATAGACATTCCAGTCTTAATCATACCTGGAACTAATTTAGCTGCTAAGTTTAACCACATAATTTACTCCTTTATTCTAGTATTAGTTTCTTAATTGACTTTGATCCATCTATATTTGATTCTAATTCAGCCATTGATTTAATACATTGATATTGAATATTATTATTCTTATTCGATCTCATTGCAACCCTTTTCCCTTTCAAGCAGTCGGACATAGATTCTTGTATTCTGTGTTCTTTAATCTCTCCATTTACAATCATAAGTAAGGCTATAATTAACTCCATTAGTGAGCTCCATTTCCGTTAGCTCTAACTTTATCTTTTAAATCCTCAATATCTTTCAATGCTTTTTCTAATTGATCTCTTAAAAACTCTATATTTACTTTGTTAGTCATATTCATCTCTTGAGTTTCTTCCATTTTCTCAACAGACTTATATAAATCTTCCAATAAAAAATGTTGCTCTTGATCCACAGGTACTTGTTCTGATTTTTTGAGCAAATCATTTTCAAATAATTCTCTTGAGGTTTCCAAAGATACTAACCTTGAAGTTAATTCTGTATATGCAAACACACCCATTGCTACAAGAACTATAAGACTAGCAACTGTTTTCATTGGCATTTGCACAGCTGCCGATTCTGATATATTTAATGGTTTATCTTTCATATTGGTTTCACACAAAGTGCTAAGAATACAAAACCTAAAATCAACATACCTGTAAAGTAATAGTTCATGCTTATCCTCATAAATTATTTAGCTACTTTGCCTTTGTTAATACCTTTTTTTATTACATATTCTTTAGTGCCATTTGCACCATGATTTACTTCTTTTTTTAGATTTATAAACAGTTGCATTTCTTTCCATTTCTTTTGGCTATCTTCAGAAAACTTATTTAATATCTTAGTATCTCTCATTTTTTATCCTTACAAGTACAGATAGAACACTTACATTTTTTGTTAGGTTTAAAAGTTTTATGTATCCATTCAAAGACACAATCTATTGCACCAAACAAACTAAAAAAAAACTTATCAATCATAATCTACCATCATTAACTTTATGCCTAACCTTTTTTGTTCTTTTGTAGGACTTCTGTGAATTTTATATGAGCCTTTAGGTTTATCTTTAAGACTCTTACCTTTTTTATTTTTTCTAAAGGTATTAGTTTTTATGTCTATTAATTGTATTTTACCATTTCTATCTACGATTACAATGTCAAATGGACAGGCAGGATCTACACTTTTAGCGACATAAAATCCTTGTTTAGTGAGTCTAGCAATAGATTCGTATTCGCCTACAGTTCCTTTAATTGATGTTTTCTTTTGTCTATCAGAAATTATTTGTTTATCTGATTTCAAAATAATTATTTAAAATAATTATAACCGCTTGATATTATTGCTGATATGACTAATAGAATCCATATAGCACCCTTTCCCTTGTTTATTTCTGCTCTAAGTGATTTAGTTTCATGCCTTAGTTCCCTTATTTCTTTAACTAAAAAATCAATCTTTACTTCTGTTGCAGATTTTCTTGGCATGATTATTTTTTTGAATCCTCTACATCATTTTTTATATTTTCTAAATCATCCTCACTTATTAAACCATCTTCAGCCATATAAGTCATAGATTGTAAAAAATACCTTCTAGATAAAGAGGGATTATCTTGATATTTAATTCCTAATGTTAATGCTTTTATAATTTTAGGTGTAGTAAATGCTTTAGCAATTATTGCTGGAGCAATTAAAATACCAGCACTCACACCAGTCATTCCTGTACCATAAGCACTTGCAGCAGAAGCTAATTGTATTAATGCACCAGATTGTTTCATCTGAATCATCATACCACCAGGTAATCCACCAGTTTTACTTTTTCTACCTTGTGCAAATTTTAAAGCATTTTGAAATTTTTTAAAATTATTTATTTCTGTATTAGAAAATATAGCTTTAAATGTATCCTCTTTTTTGGCAAAATTTTTAAATAATTTTTCTGCATCTAACTCAACACCAAACTGGTCATTTGATCTTTGTGATTTAGACATTAAATCATCTAAAAATTCACCTCTAATTTTATTTTTTAAAATATTTCTTTCACCTACATCTTTTATTCTTTTATTTAATATTTCAAAAGTTTTTTTAACTAAAGTAGGTCTATCACCAGCTGCAATTATTGATTTGTAAACAAGATCAGGATCGTTATCTATTATTTTTTTAAACAATGTATCATTAAAAACTTCAGCACCTTCTCTATAATGTTTATTAGCATCTTTTAATAATGATTTTACACTATTAGGAACTACAGAATTATCCATAGCATCTGTAATTTCTTGACTAGCAATAGCAGACAATCTACCTTTTTTCTTTCCTAAAGTTTCTGTCGTAAATCTTCTTGATTCTTCTAAAAAATCACCTCTTAAAATATTTGCTCTTTTGAATGTTGTGTAGTTTGGCTCACTTAAAATGTCTTGTAAAAAAGTTTTTAAACCAGATGACTGACCTTTTAAACCCAAGTTTTTAATTTCTTGTGCTGCAAATGTTTTAAGATTAGTTAAATCAACTTGAAAATTATTTGCAAAATTATTTGTGCTTAAAGCATCATCAACAGCTTTATATTTAGTATTTGCTATTGATTTAAATGCTTGTAAATCTTTTGTAAGTGTTTTTTGAAATAATTGACCTAAAGCACCATCACCAGCTTTTACTTTATATAATTTTAAAAAATCATCCAAACCAGATTGTGCAACTGTATTAGCACCCTCTTTTGCATATCTTAATGCTCCACCACCAAACAAGCTACTTTCAGATACATTTTCTAAAATATCGATTGTTTGACCTTTTTGTAATAAAGCTGGAGTTAATTGACCAACTTTTACTGCATCTTTTACTTCTTGAGAATAACTTTTTGGATTGGCAAGTATTTTTGTTTTTTGTTCTTCTATAGTTTTAACAGCATCTTCAGCACCATCTAATAATTTTTTATTTTTTCCTAAGACTTTAGTAATACCTTTTCCTATTAATAATCCTGCACCTTCTCCAGTTGCTGCTATTGCACCTGATCTTAACATATCTTTAGATATACTTGACATTACCTCTCCAAAATCATCTTCAGGATTAAAAGTTGGATCAAATGTTTGTGAAATAGCTGCACCACCAGCACCTCCAACTGCCGCACCACCCATTTTGGTAGCAGCCAATCTTAATGCAGGTCTTACAAGCATAGCAGCTCTTGCAACAGCTAATGGTGGAAATGCAGCACCTGCAACAGCACCGCTAATTTCTAAAGCTAATCTTCCAAATTCAGGTGAAGTTAAATAATCTTCTATTGCTTGTGATCTTGAATTTGTTTCTGGAATTTCCATGTCATCAACAATTCTTCCATAAGCACCTTGATCTTTTCTTTGTTGTTCAACTGTTGGTAAAAAATTTCCATCTTGAGTTTCTTCAAGACCTCTAGATTTTAATTCTTGTAATATATTATTACTTGAAGATATTAAAGAATTTACATCAACATTTCTTTTTTGTAATTCTAATAAGATTTGTTCTTCATCCATTATCTTATTCCTTTAAGTCTTTTATATTCCTCTATCAATTCTTCAGTAGTCATTTGACTTTCTCTACTTTTTTTCATTCCTCTAGCTCCATTATTTTGTTTTTGAGAATTAGAATTACTAACATTAATATTTTCAGGTATAAAACTTTGAAAATAATTAGAGCTAAAACCTCCATCTTCAAATATTTTTTTGTATGTGTTTTCTCTTTGATTTTGTTCTTTGATAAAAGATGGAAATGAATCATTCATAGCATTCTCTAAATCTTTTACTTTTTGTTTTGAAAGAGTAGTACCTCTAGTCCATTTTGGAATAATTGTTTTAAGTTTTTCTCCAACCGATCCTAAATTTTGTAAATTTTCAAATTCAGCTTCTCTTACAACAGATGTTGGATCAAAATATTTATATACTTGATAAATTAAACTAAAATCATCTGAAGCAGTTCTATCTTCAAATTTTTTAGTAGTATTAGCTAAAACTTGATCTCTTGAAATTTTTCTAGTTTGAAAAGGTTTACTTTCAGCTAAATATTGTTTTCTTATTTTTAAAGGAGCATCTGATGGATTAGTTGTATTTACATTTATATTTGTTCCAGATCCTCCAACTTGTGAAACTTTATCTGTTCTTGTATTTATTTGAAATTCTTTATCTGTTGGTAACCTTCTGTTTATTTTTTCATCTTTAGTTAATTGTCTAAATTTGTCTGTTTTTTTAGGAGTTAATAATCTTTGTATTTGAGCAGTTTGAGTTACAGCAGGAAGAAGTGCTGCAAAAGGATCTTTACCTTGAATACCTTGACCATAAATAGCAGAACCTAATAAAGCACCTTGAGATATATTACCTAATAATCCACCACTTTGATTAGCAGGTGTATTTAATAAACCTTGTAATTGCTCATATCTTTTTCTTAAATTGTCTATCATTATATTAATCCTAATCTCCTTAAATAATCTATGTTATATGGGTTAGTTGTTAAATTACTAGCCATTAAACCGCCATAGGGATCAGCAGAATAGCCAAACTGTTGATTTGTAGGTATCATACCCAATATACTATTAACACTATTTTTAGCATTATTATAGCTTATTTGCAAATCGGAACTTAATGGTGAACCTTGAGTCATAAGCATATTATCAAAATATTTATTTACCATAGAATCTTGAGGAGTTGTGTTTGATATTATATTAGGCAACTCAACTTGTGCTTGGTTATATAAATCATTAATTTCAGTTTCTGATAAATTTTGATTTACTGATCCATCACTATTAAATACTCTACCTATCCAACCACCTTTATCTATAGGTTGTCCACTACCCATACCATCAGCAGTATAACCACCATAATTACCTGTACCATAATCAGTTGTAGCATTTTCTTTTATAGTTCTGCCAGCTGCAACTAAAAATCTTAACATAGGTGATGCTTTTAAAAAAGGATCAGTAACTACAGTATCTTTCCAATGTTCACCAAGAGTTAAATTTGTTGTTCCTTTATTGCCTTTATAAAAAGAATAATTTTTACCTTCTGTATTATTTAACTTATTCATTTCTTTTTGATAAGTTTCTTGTTCTTCTTTAGTCCAATCACTCCAATCAGATTTATCTAAGCCAAGTTCTCTTAATTCTTGATTAGTTTTACCAATGGCTTTTTGTGTAGCTTTATAATGATCAGGATCTGGTGCTAAGTATTCATCTTCGGCATCTACTCCTCCTAAATCAATTCCAGCTTCATCATAAGTTGATACAGGTGTAGATGTTGTTGGTGGATTTAATATTGATGGAGGTGCAGATGGGGGTGAATAACTTTGACCACCTCCTCCACCGCCACCGCCACCGCCAGAGTTTCCTCCACCGCTGCTTGATGAACTTGAGCTTGAACTTGAACTAGATGATTCTGCACTTCCTGGAGCTCCACTACCACCTTGATAAGCACCAGCTCCTCTGTAAGATGGAATTCCTTGAGGAGTTAATAAACCTAAAGCACCATTGTCTTTAAGCATTTCTGCTTCATCTTGATTGATATATGCTAAGAATTCACCTTTGGGTGCTATATCGTTTAGAAGTCCTGCGTATTTTTTAAGGTCATTCATTAAGAATTAAATCCTTTTTATAAAATTATAGAAATGATAACTAAAATATATAAAGCAATAATATGTTTGGTAGGTTTTGCTTTTACTTTAGTTTCAAGATCGTAATAAATTTTTCTTAATTTATCCATTATAATAGTCCTCCTAATAATCCTAAACCACCACCTATTAATGCACCTGGAGCTCCAAATTGTGATCCAAGCATAGCACCACCCATAGCAGTTGAAAATGGATTAGCTTGTACTGATGATGATCCTACTGTTGTAGGTAATCCAGTTGCAATAGGATTAACAAAGTTAGCATATTGTTGTAATGCTTGTGTGGGAGCTAGTTGTCTTTGTCTTTGAATATTTTCTAATTGAGATCCTGTTTGAACTAAACTAGGAGCTTGAGATGCAATACCTAATTGTCTGCCTCTTTCAGTTTCGTACTGACCAAAAGCTAAAGGTAAAGCAGCTTGTGCTACTTGTGAAACTATTTGTTGTTGCGACATGGGAGAACCTGGTGTTCTTCCTGCTGCACTAAATTGTGATTGAACTCCTGTTGAAATATCTGCTGCTGTTTTTTGCATTAAAGGAGATAAAAAAGGATTTAAATATTTACCAGATAAAGTGTCTGCTAGTTGTTGTTGAGCAGCTGTACCTAATACTTCTTGTTGAGCAAGACCTGTTAAAGTTTGTTGGGTGGGAGCTACATATCCTGTTGCACCTACACCTTGATTATATAATTGACCAGACTCAGATAATATCTGAGCTAATGCTGGTTCTGCTGGTGCATAGGGTGTTACTTGTGATGTAGTAGTTCCTCCTGATGATCCTCCGCCAAAACTCATATTTTCTCCTCTTGTTTAATTTGTTTTTCTAAAACAACATGGGTTTTTTTGTAGCCATGATTATTATAGACTTTTTGCCAACCTGGTCTAGCAATTAGTTCCATCCTCTTGCAATCTTTATCTTCAGCAAATTTTTCAATTTCACTTATTAAGTGTTGCCACTTAGACATTTGCCTTCCAGTTACAATATAAACATGACAGACCTTACCATGTTTTCTTTTTATAATTTCAGTAACAACAACACCATAATATTTATTAGTTGTTATTTTTTCGTCTTTATCCCATATAACCCAAACTTGAAATTTACCTTGTTTGGCGGTTTCATAAACGAAATCTGAATCAGTAAGTTGACCTGAATATGCTAGAGCAGACTTAATATCTTTTTCAACCATGCTCCAAACTTTATCAAGTTCTTCAATTGGTATTGAAACTAATCTCATAAATACATTAAAAAATGCTTAATAACAATATATTATTATGCACTCTTTTCGTCAAATATTTCTACATAGCTAACAATACCTGCTATGTTATTAGCAGAGGCAGCTTTTACTTTTAAAGCATCTCCAGATTCTAAAACCATAGTACCTTTGACAAGATTATCTACTGTTTTAGATGATAAATTTATATGTGCTACTTCATGTTCTGCGTTAGATGCTGAACTATCTGTAGTAAAGGCTTCAACTTCAACTGCACCAGAATGAATATTAGTTATTTGAATAGATTTTACTAAAGCTGTTCTGTCAGTTGGACAAGTATAAACAGTTGTCTTATCTGTAGTTGTCAGATCAAACATAGCATTTTTATATATATTAGCCATTTTTAGGATGCTTTACTTTAACTGCTTTAATAGCTTCATAGAACTCAAAGTATTCAGATTTTAATTTAGGATTCTGATCTATAGAGTGCCATAGCATATCTAGTTGATCTCCAATGCTAGGATAAACTCTATCTCTTTGATATTGGTTAGCATCATACTCTGCTTGTACCTCTACCATTTTAGCTTCTATGTCAGCTTTAGGAATAGGTGTTGTTCCATTGTGCCAAATAAATTCGCAAGTATTTATATCATTACCATAAACTGTAACTTCTGCGTTTGGATTTATTTTAAGTATTGCTTCTTGTATCATTATGCAGATACCTCCATTAATGTAATGAAACTTGTAAAAAGACCACCATTTTGAGTTCTAAAAGCATTAGAATTATATGCTCTTGCTTGAGTTTTGTATGTAATGCTATTTGTACTTGATGGAGAATCTAAATAATTAAAAGAATGATATTGTCTTGCATCAATACTTGCACCATCGAAATAAAAAGCATAAGAATCTCCTGGTGTATAAATTGAAGTAGAATCTCTAACTAATTTTATTGCACCTCCACCATCTCCAGCAGTAAAACAATGTTGTTGTATCATTATTAAAACTTTATTTGAACTAGAAGATGGTGTTATTGATGCAGTCAAACCTGTATCTGCATAACTTGTTGAATGTGTAACTTGTGGAGCTGTGCTTCCTTGAACAACTTGCAAAACCTTACCAGTAGGAATAGCTGCTGGTAAAGCAGTTATAGCTGATATTGTATTATTGTTTGGTTTAATTATTGCCATTATTCAATCTCTTGATTAGCTAAAAAAGTTGCATAAGCATCTTTAACATCTTGTGTCCAGACTGCGTTACATACTGCTTGAACCTCTGAGTGTTCATTAGATATAT